CGGGGTCGCCTGCAAACTGCTGGATTACCGAGAGTGCTCGGTTTTCATTCTGTTTCTGCGCTTCGTACTGGCTCTGCGTGATGTGTGCCGTGAGCTGTTGCACTTGTTGCGCTAATTGATTGTAGTGTGAATCTTGTTGTTGTGGTGCTTCGCCGCCAAAGTAAGCCGCCACTTGATCTAAAGGAATTTGAAACCTCTGGATCATTTGCGCTACCGCTTGCGACTTTTGCTGTGGTGTGCCTGTTCTCAACAATGCCGCCGTTTGGAGCAATGGTGCAATTGCTTGAGCCGCCGTAGTATTCTCGTTTCGCAAAATCCATTCGTAAGGCGCAAATTGCTCAGTAACAGCCCGAGCCTCGGCATCCCTTTGCTTGTATGTGCTGATGCCCTTTTCATAGTCTGCGTCACGCTGGGCAAAGGCTTGTTGTAGCTCGGCTGGCGCTTTTTCCCAATGTTCTTTTAGCTCAAGGCGCAGGCTTTTGGGCATCTCGGCTCTTGGCTTTTCAGCCATTTGCGGTGCTTGGGTTTGGTCTGTTGGGAACTTGGGAGCAAACTTCCCGCCTTCTCGGGGCTGGGTGGCTGCGTGTTTGCCTCGGTTTGTCGGTGTCTTAGTCAGTGCCTCACGAATCGTATCGGCTCTGCTTTGCGGCTCGGCTTGGGGCGCTTCTACCGCTGGAGTTTCGGGTGCTGGTGTTTCTACTGTGTCGGGTGCGACAACTTCGTTTTCCATCACTTCATCCTTTTCATTTGTTCCAAAGTCATTTTAATCATCTCTTTACGCTCGGGCATCGGCCTGTTATGCAGCCGGTTTGCCATCTCTACGTTAAGGTTAGACATCTTAACAGGTGCAATCGGTGCGCCTGGTCGATCAAACTCTTGCACCGTAGCCAGTTGACCACGCAATCGGTCTCGGTGCGCTTCTTTCTTCTTGTTCCACTCTTGCTGTGCATACTTAACATCAGAGTGACCCATCTCAATCGTATCGGTGCGCTTGAGGTGCTCACGCCATTGCTTACGACCCTCAATCATCACGCCATCGGGTGATCTAAAAGGCTCAATGTCACCTCTTACCGAGGCCATTGCTTCGTCTCGGTACTCGCCCCTTGTAACCTCGTAGGCTTCGCTGCCGTCTGATGGATAAACCCAAGTTCTTTTCACATTAACTCCAAAAGCATTGCGACTTCTTCTTCATCACGTTTTCGCTTAACACGGACTTCAAGGTCTTTGACCTTTTGCATTAACGAATCATAATCAATTTGTTTTCTAGCCGCAACCTCTATTGTTTGCGCTGGCGCTGAAGTAATCTCTTCCCTTACCTCGGGCGGTAAACCAAACAGCGCCTCTTGTAGTTTTAGCTTGCGTTGCGCCTCTAGCTTTTGGTCTTTAGCCCATAATTCATCACGCTTCTTTTCGTCAAAGCCAAAGTGACCACCAAGCAGAATTTCTTCTACTGGAGTTGGCGGGACTCCTGCACCAACTGTGCAAAATGGTAATTGTGCAAAGGCTGATATGCCAAACACCTACGCCCCCCAATTGGCAGATGGTGCGCTTGTTACCCACAAACTTGTCGCTGAGTTATAGACCAAAATATCACCATTGTTTGGAGACTGTGCCGACACATTGTGCAACTCATCCATCTCATAGCCGTTTTGCACCTTAACAATTAACTTGCCGTGAATTGGGTGGGCATAGGAAACAACAGCAACATAAACAAGATGCTGTGGCGCATATGGCTTAGTTACGGTCAAAGCTCCTGCTGTGGTAGGGCTTAGATAAAGCTGCACCCCATCGGTATATGCTGATGTGTCAATATCATCAACCAATCCAATGATAGTTACATAGCCATTTGAATTGTTTGCCAAGTCACTGGTTATCAATCCCAAGGTTTGCGCTGATGTGGCATCGCTTGTAGCTAAAGCTTTTGAAACAGTTGGAAGTTGTCCTGTAGCGCCTGAGATATAAACCGCTGTGCCTTTTGTTAAGGTTGCACCAGTGGTATTTCGTACTTGTTCAACCAGCACAGAAGCTGGAGATGTTTGCGACACAGCAAGGTCAACAACCGATCCAGTTGTAGTAACAATAACGCTTCCATCAGCGGATGCAATTGAAGTTACAGTATTTTCAGCAGGCAAGGTTACAAATACATCCTTTGCACCCGCCGCAAGATTAAGTATTGAGCCTGTTGATGAAGAGATTATGGTTGTTCTAGCTAACGTGCCGCTAAAGTAAGTCCCAATCCCAACTTCCCATTGCGTACCGCCTGAAATCGTGTAATAGGTCGTATTGTTGTTGCCAATTACAGCAAATGACTGAAACCCATCAACAGAGCCATCTAGCGTGATCGTTCCAGTACCTGTTGAAGTGGTGGTCTGTCTTACCCGATCAGCTAAAACAAGGCTCATGCTATCTCCACGCCAATTACTAAGCCATCAGCACCCCTGACCACTTTCTTAGGTGCTGACAGTTGTTGCATTGCCTTACCAATGTTTTGCATTGATTCGCCGTGCAAGTTTGCCATGTTGTCATGTAAGGCGGTTATTTTGTCCATTGCCTGAACAATTGTGCCGCCCAATTCGTTAGTTATTTGTGCAGCCGCTGCTTCAACAACTGGTAAGTCGATGCCAGGGTTGCTACCAATCCTTGCCACCATGATCTTAGTCGCAGCATCAAGCTCTGCTTTCCATCGTTCATATTCTTCCTTTCCAGCCATTTCTCGGGCTTTAATTTGAAGTTCATTGTTTTGTTTAGCGGTCTCAAATTCCGCCTTCATCTGTGCCAATTGGATATCAGCTTGCGCTTTAGCTTGTTGCATCTGCATTTCAAGCTGCGCCTTGCCTTGCTCAATTTGAGTTTGCGCCTGCATCTTCATCTGTTCAGTTTGCGCTTGTGCCTGCATCCGCATCTGCTCGGCCTGTTGCTCTGCTTGCATTTGCATCATCTCGGGCGGCTCTTTAGGCGGTTGTTGTTGAGCCGCATCTGCCTTGTCTTGCAAGGCTTTCATGGCTTTTTCTACAGCGCTCTCTAAACTTCGACCTGCTCTGTATCGGCGCACCAAGAACAATAACATCTCGGAAACCATAGGCAAAGTCTCAGGCGCTTGGGTAACCATTGGGATTGCTTCACGCAAGAATGCACCGATAGCCCCTATTGCCTCTTGTGCGCCTTGCTTTTCTGCTTGCTCATCAATCTGAGCCAAACTGTCAGCCTCAACCGCAATGTGGAAGTCGCGTATGGTGCTGTCCGACAACATCTGCAACGCCGCTTGCAACATTTGCGGGTCTTGACCATCGGGCGTGTTAGTCACACCTGACATTTCAACAATCAACTCAGGCGGGTAAAACTTACATATAACCTGTGCCTTGAGCTTAAAGATGTCGGTAGCAAACCTAGCCACATCGCCTTGGCTGCTCTTTAACCTTAAGCTGCCAAAGTTGGCCTTTAGTTGTTGAGCACCAAGCGTTTCTTGGGCTTTGGACGATCCACGCAGAATGTCCGATATGCCCATGATTTCGTAGATAGACTGCTTGACCTGTTCCCTTGCCGCATACAGTTCACGCAAGGTAATGATGATCTGCGAGGTATCCATCATGTCGATAGCGCCTTTTAAGCCGCCTTTTTCCGACATTGCCGCCCATGCGGTCACAGGGAATAATTTGTTATCTATGCCCTCGCTAAATAGCCGACCCAACTCTTTAAACTCAGCATTAAACACGCCCACCGCTTTACAGGCTTTGGTCAGCAAGTAAATGCGCTGCGTTAAGTTATCTAGCTCTTGTGCCTGATCCTCGTACTCGCAGAAGTCGGGTACAGGAATCATTGAGCCAGTGGTGGTAGTTGCCATCAACGGCTTGGGGCATGGGAAGAAATCATCAAGCTCTAGCGGGTCATCCCTCTCATCTAGCGCCTGTGGATAACCTTTAGCAATCCAACAAACCTTTGCGGTGCGCTTGTTCCAAATCTCATAGACCATCGCCTTTTTGTCATAGGTCATCTTGGCGGTCATGGGATTCTTACCGTCCATGTCGGTGTTTGAGCTAGTCAGGCTGACGTTTTTAAATACGTCCCCAAAGCGCTCTACGCCCTCATCCTTGGTCATGTAGACCGCCCGAGCTACCCACCATACTTCGTCCCATGTTCGAGCCGGTGAATGCAAGAAGTCAGCCCAGTAGACGTAATCAATTGGGCTGTGAGCCGCATCAATGCGCTCGGTTGGGTCTTCTACGGTGTTATATACCTGCGATTCTTCAGTCTCATCCAGTTCGCCATCATCATCAGGTCGGTCATTGACAATGACAGGCTCGTAGCGAATCCATGCCGTGCCTCGACCAGGCAGCAATCGGTCTTGTACTGCGCCGGTCATTGCCGCATCAAAGTCACCAAATTGCGTGGTCTCGTACTCCATGACACGCTCAAGCATGGTAGAGGCCAATCGACCCACAGGGTCTTGATCCATGTATCGGCGTGAAACCTCGGGCTTGGCTTGTCTGCCGTAAAGGGCAGGGAAAAGCACTTGGATGTTTGACCATAGGATGTTGAACTTCATCCTTGGCATCTCTATGGCATCTCGTTCATCCCGATACCGTTTGACAACCTTTTGACCACGCTTTTCCCACTTATCAAATATCTTGATAGCGGTCTCAATCTGATCGTGCCAATAAGGGCCAGCGTCCTCGCCCTCATATGCGCCGGTTTCATCGTACATGATCAACTACCAGCGGCAAAGAAGAATGTCACATCCAATGCGCTGCCAGCAATTGTTGCATAGAGGCTTACCCCCACGTTGGCAGGAAATCGGTGAAACCCGATAGCTGGGGTGATCGTGCCTGACATTACCTCGCCGCCTGACCCACCATTGCGGAGCACCAATGTGCCTGCGGTGGTGCTGTTGACGTAGAAACCAATCAACTGGCAAGGGCCAGGCGTTACTGCGCCTGTGGCGGTGATGTTCTTGTATCCACCTACTTCTGCTACTGGCTGGCTCATATACGCTCCTCTTTATGTTGTATCTCGTAGTCCCACAGCTCATCAAGTGTGATGGTTTGTAGGGTCTTGCCCTTGGGCGGTGTCTGCTCTTTTGCCTCTTGTCGATAGGCTACTGCAAGCATTCTAAACGCATCTGCGGGGTGTGAGCACCAGTCATGGCGAGGTGTTTGACGAAAAGTTTTCTTATCTTCATCATATTCCCGCTGATATTGCCTTAACGCTTCCAACCCCTCATCGCAGCTTGTGTCAAACCAGCATATTGGCAGAATCATCCTAACCGCTTGGATGCCGTCTTGTATGCCAATATCAGGCACTATGGCTAACTTGCTCATGCCGCCTAAATGTGCAGCCAATTGCTCAACAATAGACTTACCCCCCGAGGCCAGCGTTTTAGCCCTTGCGTCATGCGGTAAGTAATGGCGGGTGTATCGGTAGCCCTTGGCATTAACCGCATTGGCTATTTCCTCAATGCTTGCACCACTTACAGCGTAATAGTCCATTACCCTAATCTCGCCCCTAACCACTTGCCACCACCAAATAGCGGTGTCGTCCCGATAACCTAAGTCCCATGATGTCATTACATCCGCTTCAGGCTCAAAGGGTAGCTCTCTAATCCTGCCCTCATCTTGCGCTTGCCGCATTTCTTGTCCATAGTAGGCCCCTAAGATACTTGCATCAAAACTGCACTCGTACTCTTGCTCATATTGATCAGTGCTTAACTGTGACCGAGCCGCCTGCAATTCCGAGTCGGGCAACAGCTTGGATAGCGATGCCGGTAAGCGTAGAAGAAACCAATCAGGCACTACTTGGCTTACCTTGTAAATGTCGTGGAATTGGTTTTTGCCCTTTGGCGTACCCCCGAAAACGGCCCAGCCCATAGTGCTAGACAAAGTTGGTCTTACCACATTTCCCCACACACTTGGCTTGAAGTCGCCATATTCGTCAAGGTAAACGCCGTTAAATCCCATGCCACGCATGGCATCTGCGTTGTCTGAGCCAAACAGCATGATCTTTGCGCCGTTCACTAGCTCCACCGACAGGTCGGATTCATTTGTGACTTTTGTCACAGGTGCGGCGTAATATTTAAGATAATCCCATGCCACCCGCTTGGCTTGGCTGCGGAATGGTGCAATGTAAGCGTATTGCGCCGACCTGTTGCCCTCGGTGATTGCTCGCTTAATCAGGTCGTTAATTGCGGCTACTGTTTTTCCAGCCCTACGGTGAGCCACTAGGCATGACCATCTCTCAGTCCTCATGTGAAACGGCATGAAAGCCGCCCTTGGGCTATAGGGCAGTATTACTTCACGCCGCCCCATGTCACCACCATTTCTACCGGCCCATCGTCTTTGCCAGTGATCTCAGTCCTTGCCAGTTTGGGTACATGGTACTCAACCACGCTTTGAAATAGCTCAAAGGCTTTTGCAGGGTTGGGTTTTATGTCATGCTCAGGAACGCCCATAGCAACCTCATCAAGCCACTGTGCGAGTCGGTGGGCATTACCATCCACAAACATCGCTATGGCCTCTCTAGCCTGCGCTGTGACCTTATTAGGCGTACCCACAATGCGACCACCCGCTTTCTTTCTAGTTTTAACTACTTTAGTTTCGGTTGTCATGCTAAAGCCTTAGCAAGTTCATCTTGTATTGATGCCAATGGCTGACCCTCTTTAATTGCTTTACGCATCTCAGGGGTAATGTCTAAATAGCGTATTTTTTCTTCTTTGATCATGTCTAAAAACATTACATCAACTTTGCGCTTTTGTTCACTTGGTAAATTTTTGTAAGTTTCCCCACGACCATAAATTTGTTCGGCTAACTGATCTTTTGTTTGTGCTTTGGCATTTGTGTTGATATATGTCTCACCCATCTTTGCGCCGTACTTTTTACCTTGTTTTTCAAGAAAAGCAGGGTAAACCTCATCATAATATTTTTTCATACCCTCGCCGCCAACTTTAAGGGCATCGCCGCTGTAAACATCTGTGCCAGCTTCTTGCGTTTGCATAGACTTAGCCAAATCATTTCCAACGTATTCTGACAATTTGTTTGCAGGGATGTTTTTGCCAATGGTTTCCTGTTTGCCGCCATTAACCAAAGTCGCATCTAAATTAAAAGAACCGTCAGGATTGCGTTTAGCAATAACTTCATCTATTTGCTTGGCAAGATTGTATCGTTCTGCTTGTTGTGACCCAGTAGTCAAACCAATCCTGTCATAACCTTTGTCCACAGCTTCTTTAAGCGCCCTTTTTAAAGCAAGTTGATACCATGTTTCTTTAAATGGCGCATCAGGTGGCTGGCTTGAAAAATCTTTATTTTTTTGTTTGAGCAAATCTTCTTTTTCTTTAAATTTATCCCATCTTTGTTGCATTTCTAAAGATAAAAAGCCATTTTGTTGCTCGTAATTGGAAAGTTCTGCTACCAAATTTTTTCTTTCATTAGCAACATTGTTCAATTCATTTTCTAATGCTTTTTTATCAGCGAGGCTTGCATATCCTTTTTCTCGACCAGCCTGATGCCAATCAGATTGAATTTCCTCAATCAATAACATTTTTTTGCCGTCAGCATCCACACGGTCATTGACCCTCATATGGGCTAAAACATTCGGATCGTCCCAATGGCTAGACCTATATTCTGGATTTGCTGATGCGTTTTTAGCTTGCGCTGGCATGGAATTCATTATTTCTTGCTGTTTAGCAGGATTAAGTTGCCCCCAATCTGGTTCGCCGCCCCGCTTAACAAATTGTGTGTAATAGTTTTCTGCCGCCTTGCTTGCGTCCATTGGCTTGTTTGGCAAAGTCATCAATATTTCACGGTAATTTTCACCGCCTGGCAATTGAAATTTTTCGTATTTAGTTGGCTCAGATTCTGGTATTGTGTATGCCGCATTAGCTTCTGCGTCTCTTGCATCCCGCAAAGTATTTAATTTTCGTGCAAATTCTCTAGAATCTAATGGAATTTGATTTACTCTTTCCAATTCTTTTTTGGCTGCATAATAATTATCCCAATCTTGTGGGGTAGGTGTTGGTTGCGGATTGCCTGGTTTGTTTAATGCGGCATGAGCTTCAGCATAATTTTTACTTGCTAAATTTCTAGCATTAATTATATTTGTTTCGTATTGTTGCATTTCATTGTACAAACCTTGTATCTCAGGCTCATATTTATCAAACACAATTTTGCGTTGAGCAATTCCAATAGGATCTTCTGCAATGTTTTCACCTAATTGACGTTCTTGCACATTAATACGGTTATTGGCAATGTAGTCTTGCACTTCTTGGCGGGTCACGTTCGGTTTATTTTTCAAAAACTCATCCAACCCCATAGCCTCCATTTCATACTTTTTAACGTCTTGACCTTTTGCCAACTCATTAAGAAATGATGCGCCTGTGCCTTGCTTTCTAGGAATATTCAAAGCCTGCTGTTCTACCGCCGAATAAAATCCTAATGGCGATACTTCTGCTTTTGGTTTTGTAATAGCTTGCGCCATTTGCATTTGCGGCTCAACCGCCATCAATGGTTTGGGTGTAATGTCTCCCAACAAAGACCGTGTGGGCTGGCCTGTCATGGCGGCATTGATTTCTTGCCCCGCCAATTTTGCATAGCCTGTCACCGCTGGTTTGGCTATCTTGCCAAAGGCTGGAGCCATATATCCACCCAACTCTTCCATGCCTGCCGACTCAGGCCTAATTGTTGTTACCCTTGGCATCATGCCCAAAATATCTGTGGTGGTTGGCAATACAGGGGTTGGGCTCACGTTTACCCCACCCGCACCAAATGACTTGTTAATGCCCATTCGGGCTAAGCCCTCTAGGTCGCCAGCCGTGCCAGGTATCTGCGCCACGCCGCCCCTCACCAATGACTCAAGGTTGCTTAACGATCCCGAGCCAATAGCTTTAAGCATCCCAAGCAAATCGGTTGCGCTGGCTTTTTTGCCGTTTTTTAAAGTTATCAAAGTGTCGGGCGTAATGCCGCCGGTATCTTGTCCATACCCACCCAACGCCGCAGCTAAGTCTCGGTAATCAGCCATCGACTAGCTCCCTCATTTTGATAAGGCCATTCATCATACGGCTTTTGGTGTTAAACCATTGCTTACTGAAATCGCAGTTTTGGTAATGGTCAAACTCAGGGATGCCCAACGTGTAATGCGCTATCTTGGCGTTCTTGTTTTCTTGTTCACCTACTAGCACGTTCCATTCTTTCGGTAGCTCACCGATAAGTGAATCAGGCAACCAACCGAATCGGTGAAGCTCTGCACCTGTGTGGTCATCCACAAAATCAGGCGTTAATACCTTGTTTCTTAAATGATCGCAATTCCAAAGTATTAAACTTGACCAATTCTTTCGGGGGTAGTCCCGATTCGCCGATTCCATTGGTGTGCCAATGTATTTCTTTGGGTGCTTGGTCTGATACTCATGCTTAACCACTTGCACCGCCTTAGTTGGGTCAAAGAGTTTGCTCAAATCGCTTATGTTTGCCAACAGCAGCATATCGCTGGCATCCAAGAATATTGCCCTACCTGTAAAGTTTGTAAAGTAGGGTACTAAAAAACGCTGGTAAGTGAATGCGTTTGTCCCATCCCGCTGTGTACCAAATAACGGCGTTATGGCAACTGGCTCGCTGGTGCGCTCAATCAGGCTTTGGCAAAACACATGGTAGCCAACAGCTTCCCTTGGGTCATAGCCAGCAAATATCCTGATCATGTCAACGTCAATTTATACAGGGTTGTGTCAATCAACGCCGCTATCTCATCAATAATGTTTTGCAGCTCAGTGTCATCAGGCAAAGCTTTGCGGTTTTTATAAACGTAATCTTTGATGCTAGTCAAATACTTAACAGGGTCTTTGGCGTTATGAAAGTTTTCAGGGAAATCCTTGATCTTTTCGTAGCACCCTGCATAAGCCTCTGCATACTGGTCAGCCAGCTCAATGATTTCGGTGTAATAAGCCCCAAGCGCCGAGTGAACTGCAAATGAGTCAGTTGCCAAGTGCATGAAGTGCGTTACCGTAGAACTGTGAAACAGCGTAGAAATAAAGTCGGCAACATTTTTTTTCATATTTACCCTAAAAAAAGCAGGGGTCAACGCCCCTGCAAAGGAGACAACTGCACATCTATTGTAAACGTAGGAATGGGTACGTCAACAGGCCAATTGCCTTGTATATACAATTTTTTTACCGTTGCCATGTGCGCTTGTTGCCACTTTTCTTGCCGTTCTTCTTTGCTTAATTCTTTGCCCTGGTCAATCTCATAATGGCATTTAAGGCACAAAGCCGCCACTAGGTTGTCATCAGCCTTAACCCCTCGACCTTTGCCACCACCCCAGTTTGTGTGTGCTGCTTGCACCATATTGCCCGACCCACAAGCTTGGCAATTAAGTCCCGCCACTAGCTTTAACAGTTTTTTGCTTCTTATGTATTGGTGTTTTTGGTACAACTATTGTCTCCAGTGTGGTAAATCTATGTTCATTAGCGCACTCTAACCGCCGTCTGCGTGTGTTTCCTGTTGAAGTTCTCGTTTCTTTTACGATTGTCCAAGTCCCGCATACGGGACATTTCATTGGTGCGCTTTGTCCTGCATTCGGTTTGTGGCCTCACGTGTGCGCCAAATCTCTATGTCAAGCCTTGCCGCTTCAATTTCCCATTTAAGGGTTTCTTCTTTTTCAATTGCCGCAGCCAATCCCCTTAACAACTTGGCATAAACAGGGTCTGCGTATGCTTCCCTTTCTTGTGCGTTTGCTGCTTCAAAGCCCATTTCTAAGGCATCCCGCATAAGTAAGGCTTTTTGGCTTTTGCGAAATTCCTCAAGGTAAACCCTTTGTGCTTTGGCCTCACCGTAAGCTGGCGCTTTGTCTCGAATGGCTTGCGCCGCCTCTTCAGGCTTCATGTGTTCTTCTCCAATTGTTTTTGCGGCAGCTTGTCAATGAATGCTTGCCCAAACTTCACACTAGCGGAGTCTTCAATCAGAACATCGTCGAGGAACCCCTCTTCCATATCGCCGTGGCAGTACACACGGAAACGTTTACCGCCGTAAGCAATGTCATACATCGACTCAACACGCTCAACGGGCTTGTTGCATACCGCACAAGTTGGTACGTCATGCAATACAAGCTCGTACTTGTTAAGGGTTGATAGGTTCATGTGTTCTTCTCCTTAAGTTTGGCTTCAACCGCACGAAAGTATTTGTGTATATCTAGCGTTCTAAATGAATTAACAGCTTCATCAATTTCTTTATCGGTCAATCCTACCCATTCCTTTTCAGCACACCAATTGCATTTGCCCTCGTATGTAATAACAGACTTTTCTACAGGGCAAAAGTGTTCTTTCATTTCAATACTCCAATCATGCGTAAAGCCGCGTCAGGGCTGTCAATTCTTGCCAACGTGCCACCGCCCCAATTTTTAAAAAAGTCTTGCTGTAAGGCTGTTAAACGCTGTTTAGCGTCTGTTTTAATTTCCACCAAGAACGTATGCCCCTTGTAGCCAACCAACAGGTCAACTGGCAAGCTAATAATCCAAACGTAAGCGCCAGCGGCTCGCAAGGCAATTATGATTTGGTCTTGGTTTGCGTCCACACGTTTAGCGTGTCTCATTCATTCGCTTTCTAAGGTCAACGGCGGCGGCTGATCCACGCCGTCTTTCTATGTCTGAGCAGACCTGTGACCACCAAATTGATGCTTTGATTTTCCCAAGGTCTTTCGCTTTCTTGCGGTATCTCTTCACCCACTCCCGCGCTTCCATCGCCCTCATAGTCTCCTGTAAGTCTAAGCGCTCTTGTGGTGTCAACGTAGCTAAGTTGGTGTGTTTCTTTATGTTGGTCAAGGAGCTGGTTAGCCTGGTTACGGTCATTCATTAAAAATCTTCCTCAACATCATGCCAACTTTTTGCGGCTTTAATCTCAGATTTTCCCCATTGGTGCTTAGAACACTTGGGTTTTTCGCCTTCCATGTGTACCGACCAACGGTTTGGGCAACCATGCACCGAGCACATAAGCCGCTGAATGTCATCAAACGCATCATCCTTTTGTTGAGTAAATTTAGTGATTGCCATGATATTTTCCCTCTACGATTTTTGCAAAATTGCTTGGTCTGATAAGCCACTCTAAGTCGGCAACAAAAGCCCGACCATCTTTGCCATTGACCCTACCGGTCAAAAATCTTGATTTACCAACGGATTGAAAGAAGTCGGCCCACCAATTAAGCACGTTAACCGATTCAATGGTTTTTTCTTGGGCAAGCTCGGAAGCCACCTCACGCCATCGTTGTCGCAAATAACCGGCTCGGGTTTCATTCCAAACCTCTACCCGCCGCATTGTGGGCAAATTTTGGTGGTATAGCTCAATCACGCCTTTGTGATCGCATTCGGGTAATTTCTTAATTGGCGTTAAATCAAGTTCACCGTTAGGTGGACATATATATGTATCTGTCTGGTTACTGGTTACTGGTTCTTGGTTAGGGTTTTGTTTGGAAACCAC